AAGTCTGAAAAGACAGAGATTATCATAAGCGATAGGTCATCTATTGACCCGATCTGCTATCTATACGCAGGATCTCATAACCCAGCTGTATTCCGTAAGTTAGAGCTGTTTGCTAGTGAATGGATGAAAACATACGATAAGATCGTTTGGGTTCAGCCAAGCCAGATAGAAATAGTTCATGATGGCATTAGATCTACTGATGTCATATTTCAGAAAAAAGTACATGAAGCTTTCATAAACTTTTTCAAAGATCAGAGCGATGCTTTTGACGGAGAAGTCATTCAAATTGACAGCGCTCATCTCATGAGTGGAAAGTCTGAAATCCTTTTTAAGGAAATATATTGAGCCTCATTATTCCATTTAACTTGCTGATTCTAGATTTACTCATCATGGTAGCTATTTTGGCCTATGTCTATTATTCGGAGAGAAGATAATGTTTCTTTTTCCTTGGTTATTTACTGCGATTGCCCTTATTGGAGCTTGGCATAATTCATGGAGAAGAAAGGAAGGTTTTTATTACTGGCTCGTTAGTAATACAGGATTCTGTATCTATAATGCGATTATAGGTGAAGTAGCAATGTGCTTACTCTTCGCCGTGTATCTTGGAATAACAATTAACGGATTGAGGAAATGGAAATAGAAGAAAATGATCTTAATAGAGAAATCACCAGGAAAATAGCTGAACATCTTTTTCTGACGATGAAGGAACTGTTTGTAGATGAAAAATATAAAGGAATCTCAATAGAGAATCTTATACAAGCACAGTTTCATGTTTTATCTAGTTCGCTTGCAGCTATATATGGTGAAGCCTCTGTATGCGAAATATTAAGGGGAACAGCAGACTTATATGATCAAAGCCTACAAGAAAATAATTAACGGATTGAGGAAAAGGAAGCATTGTGGAAAAAACTGATGAGCTCTTTGAAGAAATTGTCGCACAAACTGCTAAGGAAATAAGACGTTCATTATCTAAAAAAATCGATACCTACATGAGTAATATAGATGAAGATGATGATGTTAATCCTCATACAATGCTAGATATGTTCAATGAAATACGAGTAGCATTTGACAAATTGACTAACTCAGAAAAATATAACAAGTTGACTAAAATTGAACTATATCATGTTGTAAGAATGTTCTTTGTGGATTTTGTTGATGAGACACAATTTGTAGTAACATTAATGACTCTCTTTAAAAAATGTAATAAATTGGATAAACGTGCGCATTGCAGGATTCTAACAACGTTCTTTGTATATTTTTTAGAGGAAGCTTTTGGCGAGAAAGGAATGCCAGATATTTTATATTATGCAAAAAATCTTGCTTATATTTGCCAAGCTGAAGAGAGGGATCAGAATGAAAACAATGATGCCAAAGTTGAAAAAGAGAAGGACTCATAATGGAAATAACTAGTGCTCTCTTAGAAGAAATAGTCATGAAATCAGCAAATGAGATAAAAGATTTTTTATCTGAAAAAGTTAAGCTCTATGATGATTCTACTGCAGCAAGTATTGTAATATCTTCGTTGTTTGTCGCCTTTTCTGAAGCAGGATATTCATTGGTTGGACCAGATAAATTCTTATCTATGTGGGATGAATTTCACGATAAAATCCATTTAATTTTCTCAAAAGATAAAAACAATTGTGACAATGGTGAAAGTGATCCAATACATGATATGTTCAATGAATTGCAACGCAAATTTGACGACATGATGAAATTAGAAAAATACAATAAGTTGACTAAACGTGAACTAAATCATGTCCAAAGTATGTACTTTGTAGATTTTCTAGAGAAAACTTTCGGCAATGAAAAAGTCCCAGATATTTTATATTATATGTGGAAGACATATGATGAAAGGAAAGAATCACCATGGAAATAATAGATGATCCCTCAGTTAAAAGCTTGAAAGAAATATCTGCTCAATTTGCGCATGATCTAACAGAAATATTGTATGAAAGAGGCATACTCTACGCCGTTTTCTCGTTTACAAGCGAGGAAAACGAAATCATAAATGAAGACAATGATGCCAAAGTTGAAGAGGAAAACGAAATCATAAATGAAGACAATGATGCCAAAGTTGAAGAAGAGGATGAATCAAAATGAGAAAATACATGGTCTCTTTATCAATACTATTATCGACATGCTGCTTTGCTCACGATGAAGAGTTTGAGTATCCATCATCTTCAAAAGAGTTTACTCAAGCATACGATAAGCAAAATATCTACGAAAAGATTTGGATTTGCATTGATGGAGGACACTTTCATACGGCAAAGAAACTAATCGATGCTATTGACTGCGTCGAGAAAGAAGAATTCATTCACTGTAGTCTTATTAGGTTATATATCTCTATCAAAGAGGGAAGAAGACATGCAGAAATGAGAGCGATGGATGACTTAGAAGAACAAATCTACATGGGATATGTGTCACGAGATTAGATCTTCTAATCAATACCTCACACTCTTGAAGAAATCGGGAAGAGCGTCGTCGCCTCCCATCGCTTGTCTATACCTATCATCTAGATCTTTAGCGGAAGAAGAATCGCCAAGCTTTCCAAAGAAGTGAGAGA